TGGGAAAGTGAACTACATCATGGGCGGTGGATGGCAGGCAGGGGATGACTTGACCGTAGAGCAACAAGCCCGATTCATCAAGTTTTTTGACGGAATGTCCAACACGGAGGACCTGAACGACATCACGGAGAAACTGGTTCTTGACTTAGAGATTTTCAACGGCTTTGCGGTTGCGGTTACTTGGTCCAAACTTGGGACCATTGCCAAGATGGAACACGTCCCGTTCGAGAAAATCAGAGTGGACAAAGAGGAGAAGATGTTCCAAGTCGCTGACTGGTACAACGACGACATGATGCAGTTGTTCCCCAAGGTCGGGGACATCGAGAAGATTCCTGCCTTCGACCCTGAGAATCGCCTCGGAAAGCAGTTGTTCTACTATCGGGTCTATGCTGCTGGCGTGAAGCACTATCCTCTCCCCGAATACATCGGTGGCAACGCTTGGATTGAGGCAGACGTGCAAGTGGCTAACTTCCACAACAACAATCTTCGCAACAACTTTTGGGGTGGTTACCTAATCAACTTCAACAACGGCATCCCGACCCCCGAAGAACAGGGCGACATCGAGCGTCAAATCAAACGCAAGTTTTCAGGAACCGACAACGCTGGTCGCTTTGTGGTAACCTTCAACGATGACGCTGCCAAGGCCCCGACGCTGGAACCGCTCACACCGTCCGACATGGACAAGCAGTTCGAGATATTGAACAAGGCTATCCAGCAGGAGATATTCATCGCCCATCGTGTAACCAACCCCATGCTATTCGGAGTCAAGACCGAAGGCCAATTGGGTGGTCGCAACGAATTGGTCGAGGCTTACGAACTATTCAAGGCCACCTACGTCAACGACCGGGTGCAGAAGGTGGAAAGAATGATAAACTACTTGGGGTCTTTCAACGGTGTAGAAGGCATGGAGTTGATTCCTACCAACCCCATCACGGAGCAGTTGAGCGAACATGCTCTCCTTCAAGCCATGACCCCAGCAGAACTGCGTGAGAAAGCGGGTTTGCCACCGATTGAAATAAAGACCGAATCAAGCGTCCAAGACGTTATCACGGCTATCAATTCACTCTCTCCGTTGGTTGCCAACAAAGTCTTGGAATCCATGTCAGCCAACGAAATTAGGGCCTTGGTGTCCTTGCCTGCAAAGGCAGAGGGTTCGGGTCTTGCAGGAGCAACGGCAGCCGTAGAGGTCAGCCCTGAACCTACTGCACCGCAAGGCTTGGCATCAAACGAGAACATCAAGAAACTATCGGGCCGTGAGTACCAAAACCTGATGCGAATCGTCAGGCAGTACATGCAAGAGAAGGGCCGTGAGTACCAAAACCTGATGCGAATCGTCAGGCAGTACATGCAAGAGAAAATCACTCTTGAAATGGCTCGGACCATGTTGTCAGCAGGCTTTGGGCTATCAGCCCAAGAGATTGACACGATGCTCGGAGTGCAGGCTCAAGAGTTCAGCGAACCCGATGAGGACGAGGACTACGGCTGGGGCGACGAAGAGTTCAAGGTCTTGGAGGTGGTTGCAAGCAAGTTCGGGAGCCACGCAGACGATTACCATGTGATGCACTCCAAGCCGATGCGGTTTGATGCCGATTTAGACGACCAAGTGCGACAGGCCTTTGCCGAGTTAGGCGAAGAAGAAAAGGAACTGGACAAGAAGATTGAAGCCTACCGCAAAAAGAACCGGGATGCAAGTGTTGAAGAAATGGCGAAGGAGTTCGGGGTCAGCAAGGCGAAGGTCGCTAAACGGGTGGCCTACTTGATTACCAAAGACCGCTACCCAATCAGCAGGGCGGTGGACCAAATTGCCGAGAAGAATCTGCCCAAAGGCGTGAAGGAAGTGGCCGAGCCTGTACTGGAGGTGCGTTACAAATACGCATGGGCCACGGGTTTCAGCAACAAGGACAAAGGCTCCAGCCGTGAGTTCTGCAAGGTGATGCTTGACTTGGCAGGGCAGGGCAAGGTTTACACGAGGGAGGACATCGACGGGATTTCTGCAATCATGGGATATTCCGTTTCAATGCAGGCACGTATGGGAGCAGCAACTTGTAATCCGCAAAGGCAATAAAATCACGAAGGCATGAAGGCACTATTCATAAGCGAAGAAACGCTGCTGGACAACTCAATCATCAACGAGAACGTCAGTTACACCCAAATCCGTCCAACGGTTGTCAAGGTGCAGGAGATGCGGATTCAGCCGATTGTAGGCTCTCCGTTGTACGGGGAACTGGTCAACCAAGTGGTCAGCGGTTCAACGTCTGCACTCAACCAAACGCTCTTGGAGGACTACATCCAGCCTGCAATGATTCAATGGCTTTACTACGAACTGCCCATGGTTCTTGCGTTCAAGTACATGAACAAAGGGATGGTCCGTAGAACGAGCGAAGAGTCCTCGCAAATGAGCATGGAAGAGATTACCCGGCTAACCGACAAAGTGAAGAACGATGCCGAGTGGTATTCAGAACGAATTACCCGTTACTTGATGGAGAACCGCAATTCCTACCCCTTGTGGAACTCGCCTCCGTCTGCTCTTGACACCATCTACCCGAACGCCACCAACTACCGCACCGGGATGGTCTTGGACCGCAACAGGAGGATGGGAATCAGCAACTTGGATTACCCCTACCCCTACGGACCGCTTGCTGGTTGTAACGACTGCTAACGATGGGAGCGCACAAAAAGAACATACTGAAACTGCAGACTTATGTCATGGATAAAAATCAAGCAAGCCCTGCTGGACCTTGCAAATGCTCATCCTCAGGTCAACTCGTTCGGGACGGGCGACCCGCTTGCAATCGGCACGGACAACACCATCAACCTGCGAACCCCAAGCCGTGAGAGGATTGTTTACCCGTTGGTGTTTGCGGACGTTCAGTCAGCAACTACTGATGCTGGCACTGGTCGGTGTCTATTTTAGCGACCGGGTGGAGTCCATCAAACCGATGGGCGGAGTGGTTTCGGGCAGCCCTACGCTGGGTTGGCAGGATAACGAGGACGAGGTCCTAAGCGACCAACTGCAAATCGCTCAGGACTTCATATCAGCCCTCACAAACGACCCAAGCGAGAACTGGACCCTCTCGTCCAGCGTATCGCTTACACGCTTCGTAGAGAGCCGAGATGACCGCACCGCAGGGTGGCAGGCGACTCTGACCTTTGAGATTCCATTTGGACACTCGGTTTGTGAAATTCCAACTTAAAAGACATTTACAATTAAACGCTAAAAAATGCCTACACCCATATTGCAACAAATGCTCGGCCAAGGCGGTACGATGGAGTTCGTTGATGCTGCCGTATCCGGGAAGAATTACGACTTCTTGGTAGTCAACGCTGCTGCGACCTTTACAACCCTTACCGGAACTGGAAGCGAGAACCTACTAACCGCTTACGCTCTTAGTGGCAAATCCGTTTCCGCTGGTATCGTGATAAGCGGTCGCAACGGAGGCAAGATTACTGCCGTAACCCCAAGCGCAGGTTCAGTCATCGGTTATACCTTCCTCTAAGCGATGCTAATCGGCTACGGCTACGGCTACCCAATCTCAATGCTGCAAGGCGGACTTGCTGCTGGTGTGTGGGGTGCTTTCAACGCAAGGTCTACGGCTGACGGGGCAACCGCTGCCGAGGCTGCAACCGCTGCCGAGGCTGCCGTGAATGGCTGCCTGTTCGTCCGATTCGCTGCAATCTTCAATTTCTAATATGCCGACACCATCGCTGATTTTAGTACCTGCACGATTCAAAACGGGCAAACTCTACACCCCTGTTGCAACGACTTCGGGTGGTTTGGTATTGGGTGCATCGGGGGACTTCAATGTTACCCGTGGGACTACTGCGACCCGATTCAATTCGGCTGGCTTGATTGAGTCCGTGGCTTCGGGTGTGCCTCGCTTGGATTACTACACCAGCGGTGGAACGGCTGGCTGCCCTGCGTTGCTGGTGGAGCCACAGTCGCAGAATGTGGCAAGGTTTGTCAATCAAATGACCGCTCAAGATACCCCTGCGGCATCGGGAGGAATGACAATAACAACGGGCAGCACGGATTTCCTTGCACCCGACGGAACGAGTGGAAGCATAACCAAGTATGTCGGTGGTGCAGCGAGTGGTACAAGTCAATATGCTTATTATACAGGGGGAGGCATTGTCGCATCCGCTTCAGGCGCTCACACCTATAGTTTGTTTGTCAGGCGTGGTGCAATAAATCCGTTAAATTTTTGTGCCTTGGGGATTGAAAATTATGCTGGAGGAAGTGGCACAATTTATTCATATTTCAACCTTGCAAGTGGAACGGCTTTGACCGCAGGTGCAAGCGTTCAAAATTACGGAAATGGATGGTATCGTCTAACAACTCCTCCGTACACATTGGCGGCAGGTGACTTAAATGGAACGCTTTCATTTTTTATGGCCGAAGGCAACGGAGATTTATCTTGGCCCGTGTCAGGCGCACTCAACCTCACCGCTTACACTTGGGGGTCGCAGTTTGAAGCGGGAAGCATCGCCACCTCCTACATCCCCACAACCACCGCAGCGGTAACCCGCAACGCAGAAGTGGTAACCCTATCAGGAGCAGTCAGCGGATGCATCGGGCAGACCGAGGGGACGATTTATGCGGAGGTAGATATTCGGAATTTTGTTACCTTTTCAAGGATTGTTTCTTTGTCAAATGGCACAAGCAGCAATACAATTAATTTGCAATTATTTTTAGATGGCTCTGTTAAAAATATTCGTGTAGGACTGACCTTTTTGGGTAGCGGTCAAGTTGATATTATTGGAGCAATGCCTAATCCCGTTAATAAAATTGCGGTAGGCTATAAACAAAACGACTTCGTGGTGTACTTGAATGGGGCGAGTGTTGGCACGGACACATCTTGCAGCGTTCCAGCAATGAATAAAATTGATTTAGGTAATTTCAACGGAGGGAATATTATTTCCGACCGAATCCGTGCTGCTGCCCTCTACACCTCTCGTTTAACCAACGCTCAACTCGCTGCCCTTACGACCCTCTAATGGCTACCTTCCGCAAGTATATCTTCCCCAAGCAGTCCGACGCTGACAAGGTGCTGGCTCTATGCACAGGAACGACCGCTGCGGTTTCCCTTGGGGTCTTGGACGGCCTTGTGTGCTACGACATCCTTTGGGAGGGCGACGCACCCGAAGATGCCACCCAGTACGAAACTTGGCCCGAACCCTGCGGAGTCCACGCCTTTGCAGGTTGGGAGGAGCAGTACACCGAGGACTACCACCACCACAAATCTTTATGAGAATCTTCCGCAAACGCAACCCCGAAACCCCTAAACTCCCAATAATGAAATCAGCCGTCATCGCTTTACTTCGCCACCTGTTAACCTTCATCGGTGGTACACTCGTCGCCAAGGGCTTGTTAGACACCGAAACTTTGCAAGAGATTATTGGTGCATTGATTACCTTGTTGTCAGTTGGTTGGATGACAATCGATAAAGTAAAGGTCAAGAAGTGAACCTAATCGAAACCACCATCGTCGGGAGCGTTGCATCCCTGCAAGTCAGGCAGGCCCAAGCGGTCCTCGCTATGTGGCAGGCTACCAGCGAGTCCCAAAACAAAGAATTAACACAACTTCGTAACGAGGTCGTAAGTTTGCGTCAACGATTGGAAGACATGGAACAACTGGTTCATGAACTCCAAGCCGAGAATGCCAAACTTAAAAACCTCGTATGAAAGTAACCAAGCATTCCAAAAACGTCCACGCCATTGAGTGCGGACGTACCCAAGAATTTCTTTTGCTCTCCGACCTGCACTGGGACAACCCCAAGTGCGACAGGGCATTGCTTACCAACCACCTCGAAGAAGCCAAGCGCAGGGGTGCGAAAGTCCTCGTCAATGGGGACTTTTTTTGTTTAATGCAAGGCAAGGGCGACCCACGCAGGAGCAAGGACGACATCCGACCCGAACACAACAACGGGCGTTACTTGGATTCCATCGTTGACACGGCCGTCGAATGGTTCCAACCCTTTGCGGACCTCCTGCTGGTCCTTGGCTACGGCAACCACGAAACATCCATCATTCAGCACCAAGAAACGGACATCCTCCTTCGCTTCGCAACCATCCTCAATCACACCTGCAAGACCGACGTTCAAGTCGGGGGCTATGGCGGGGTTCTTGATTTCAAGATGATTTACGACCCGGACCATCGCTGCAATGCACTATTATCATGGAGCCGGTGGGGGAGGCCCGGTCACACGCGGAGTAATTTCAGACCAACGCATCCTCGCCTCCATTGAAGGATACGACTGCACATGGCAGGGCCACGTCCATGAACTATACTATCACCAAAACATCGTCAACCGCTATGTTCGTACCACTCACCAAATTCTTCAAAAGCCCGTGCATCAAGTCAGGACTGCGACTTACAAAGAAGAATGGGCAGACGGTTATATGGGCTTTCACGTTGAGCGTGGAAGAGGCCCGAAGCCTTTGGGCGGATATTGGATGACCCTCGAAGCAGGACGCTTTGTAGGCAAGGACCGGAGAGGTCCCGAATTACAAGTCTTTGCTTCCTTCGCCCCCTGCGACCGGTTCTACACCGCTGGCAGTTAGGTACAGGTAGCCGTACTCTTTCTCTGCATTAAACTGGGGACAGGCCTTGGTAACGCCCGGAAAGTCCCTGTGTCCGCATATACGGGCAGTTGGGTACTTCTTAAGCCAATCAAGCAGCACCACGGCAATCGCTTGACGTTGGCCGATAGTTCGGTCATCTTTGTCTTTGCCTCCGATATAACTCACGTGGAGGCTCGTAGCGTTGTGTCCCTGCACTCCGTTGGTTACGGCCGAGTCAGGAGCCAAGACCGTTACGTTCCCGGTTGAATCAATGATGCGATGATAGCCAACGGACTTCCATCCAAGGGCTTCCTTCCAATGCTTGCGGATGGAGGCAATGGTCGTATGCTTGGGCGTAGCCGTACAATGGACGACGAGGTGGGTAATGGTTCTCATTCTTCGGGGTTTAGAGCGTGGAAATAACTGACCTTAACAGGGTCGGCAACATCGGGACCGCTGGATAGGTGGACCTCCTTGGTCCCCTGCCATTGAGCCATAGCCGGGTCATAGCCGAGTAACTCGCAGGCTTTGCGGTATTCCAAGAGCAGGGCGTGGTTGCCTTCCAAATCAGCGTTGTCGATGGCTATCATCAGCCTCTCAAGGGCGTTGGTTAGGGCCTTGGCAGGTCTTAGGGAGTGGTATTCGAGCATGGGTGTAAATGTACAAAAACCCCTCCAATGCAATCCAAAGGGGGTTAAATAATTTTTTTGCTACGTGGTGGCACAAATAGGGTTGGACTGCATTATCTTTGCTTTACAAACCAACCACTAAACCTCAAAACCCATGAACAACCAAACCCCATCCCCAATCGTAGCCTTCGGAGTTTACTATGTGCCAAATCGCCAAGGCAAGATGTTTGCAAATCTTAAATACGAACTTCAAGCAGCCTTCAATTCGCAAGACGATGCAATCAAGTATTGCAGGCACGCTAATCAAGGCGAACCACTTGACGAATTACACATCGGTTATCGGGTCTATCCAATGCAATGGATTCCTAAAGGCGTAACCGTACGCTAACCAACCGAGGGGTGCGACTCGCCAACGCACTTTCTTTAAACCTCAAACCTCAAACACCAAAACCATGAACAACCAAACCTCAACCCCAAACCAATTTCAAGCCATCAACTGGTCCAACTACTCGCAAGCGAGCCATCAAGGAGCCATTGAGCCAACCTTCCAATCAGCCCTTATGGACTGTGAACACACGCACGAGTACGGTTCAGATGCCCAGTCGTGGAAGGAATACTCCGAAGTCATTGAAATCAACGCTGAAGGCGAAGTCGTGAACTCCACCTACTTTGTAACTCTTTGACCCATGAACCACGAAACCAAAGCCA